AGGCCGTCTAATGACACAGTGGGCTCCAGAGTGGAAAGTCTTAATTGCAGGCATTGAATACACTGACGTCGTTCTAGCCAATCTTTCAATTACATCAGGGCGCACGAATATCTACACACAGGCTCAAGCCGGCTATTGCACTCTCAATCTTATCAATCTTGATCTTGCTGCTATTACTGCCGAAATCAATGACGCAGTTTCAATCCAAGTCAAAGACACGGCCGGAGCTTACGTTCCAATCTTTGGCGGATCTATTGTGGACGTCGCCGTAACAGTGTCACAGACCGGCTCAGTAGCAATTACTCAGGAAGTCACCATCACGGCTCTAGGAGCCCTCTCAAGGCTCCAGAAGGCCTTAACTCTGGGCGTCTTGTCTAAGGATTTCGACGGCGATCAGATTTATACAATCCTTGAAGATTTACTAGTCAATAATTGGTCAGAGGTTCCAGCAGCTCTTACCTGGGCGACTTACACGCCAGCAACGCAGACGTGGGCTGATGCCGAAAATACAGGTCTGGGAGAGATAGATCGTCCAGGCAATTATGAGCTAGCCAATCGTGGATCTAGTCAAACTATCACTTGGAATCTGGTGGCCGACCTTGCTACTTCTGGACTTGGTTATATTTACGAGAATGCTCAAGGTCAGATTTCTTATGCCGATTCCACACATCGCTCGACCTACTTAGCCACTAACGGCTACACGGATCTAGATGCTAATCAAGCTTTAGGCCGTGGAATTAAGATTCAGACTAAGGCCGGAGATATTCGCAATGATGTCTCTATCGTCTGGAAATCTGGAACGCAGACGGCTACCGATGCAGCTTCCATCGCACTCTATGGAAAACTTGCGCAACAGATTACGACATCATTGGAGCATTCTGCCGATGCCCTATCTCAAGCCAATTTTTATCTGACACTTAGAGCCCAACCACAGGCATTCCTAGAATCCATCACTTTCGCGCTGACAAATCCGGAAGTCGATGATGCAGATCGTGACGCTCTTATCAACGTGTTTATGGGTCAGCCGATTTCGCTCTCGAACCTGCCGGCCAATATGCAGTCAGGAAACTTCTTGGGCTTCGTCGAGGGCTGGCGCTTTCAGGCTTCTTTCAACGAGCTCTCAGTGACTCTTCTTGTCTCGCCACTGCCATTCTCACTTCAGGCGATGGAATGGCAAGATGTAAGTGTCGCTGAAACCTTTAACACTCTTAGCCCTACACTTGACTATGCAGACGCATTAGTCGTCAATTAAGGAGAAACGATGGCAAATCCAACTACCTACTTCGGCTGGGTCATGCCGACGAGCTCTTCGCTCGTTACCAATCTCCCAGCAGATTTTAACACATTTGGTCAGGGCGTTGATACGTCGCTGCAAGATTTACTCGGTGGCACGACTGGTCAAGTCTTATCAAAGACAAGCGCGACCAATATGGATTTTACGTGGGTCACTCCTACGGATCAGACACCACTCACAACTAAAGGCGATCTCTTCACTTTTACAACAGTGGACGCCAGACTTGGAATTGGCGCAAATAATACAGTTTTAACGGCTGACTCGACTCAGGCAACAGGAATGAAGTGGGCTGCTCCAGCAGGCGGTGGCAAGATTTTGCAGGTAATTTATGGTAACAGTGCTAGTCAAGAACTTAATTCCACTAGCACTTATGCGGATACAACCTTAACGGCAACAATTACACCAACACTTGCAACAAGTAAGGTTTTGGTTTTGGTGCAACAAACTGGTTTATATAAAGACACAGGAGATGCACAAGGCAGCGTGCGACTATTACGCGCAGGAACTGAAGTAATCGTTTTTGAGGCGGCATACGGAAAAAATCAATCAACGAGTGCAAATGGTAATGGCGGAACTGGCACGGCGTTTTTAGATGCGCCAGCAACAACTTCAGCAACCATATACAAAACACAATTTAAGTCAAATGACAATAATGCGCGAGTATTTGTGCAAGCAGGTTCAAGTCGCTCAACAATTATTCTTATGGAAGTGGGAGCTTAATTATGGATAAGCAAATTATGTGCGACCTTTTGGCAATACTAAGACCACAAGGCGGTTATTACACACAAGGTGATAATAAAGAAGATATTGTTTATCTTGAGTGCCAACCAATTACTAATGCTGAATGGGCAAGTGCTTTAGCCAATTACGAGACACTTAAAGAAGAGAAAGCATCACAATTAGCAGCAGCTAAAGCATCAGCAGAAGCGAAACTTGCTGCACTTGGATTAACTGCCGATGACTTGAAGGCACTTGGGCTATAAGTGGAACACTTGACTAAGATTTATCCGGAAGGCACTGCTGCACGGATTATCGAAGTCGCACTAGCTGAAGTCGGCACTGTCGAAACTGGCGAGAATCTGACAAAGTACGGCAAGTTTACAAAGGCCGACGGATTGCCCTGGTGCGGTTCGTTCTGCAACTGGGTCTTTCACACTGCCGGCGTCAAGATTCCATCTATGGTTTCAACGGCTGCCGGAGCGCATAAGATGAAAGAGCTTGGACGCTGGATTGAGAATAAGCCGCAACTTGGAGATCTATGCTTCATGGACTTTCCACACGATGGCATTGATCGCATCAGCCACATCGGAATTGTGGTCAAGGTAGGCAAGACCAGCGTGCTCTGCGTCGAAGGCAATACCTCCGGCACTGGAGATCAACGCAACGGCGGAATGGTGATGGTTAAGCAACGCTATATCGGCAAGGAAATCGTCGGTTTCGCTAGGCCAAAGCTTGTTGCTTATGCTGGAGAATATCCAGTGGTCGAGCCACTTCCACAGGCGAAACCGAAAAAGGAGAAGAAGAAATGACACAATTTAAGGCACTTGCGGCATCATGGGCTAGATCATCAGTGGCCGGAATGTTAGCCGTCTATATGACAGGCAATACAAATCCGAAAGATTTAGCGATGGGGCTTGTTGCTGGAATTATTCCGGTATTAGCTCGCTGGGCTAATCCGAACGATATTTCTTTCGGTCGCCAGAAGTGAGCGTGGGCGAATGGACGGCGGTCGGTGGGCTTGTTCTTGCGGTGCTGACTGCCATCTATTCGTCAATGAGATTCATGGTGAAGTCAATCATGCGAGAGCTTTCACCGAATGGTGGCAACAGTCTCAAAGATCAAGTCTCTCGAATTGAGGCGCGTTTAGATCAACTACTGCTGGAGATTGCTCTCAAGAAATAGACACGCCGACGTCAATCTTGAAATTGTCGGACATAGATGTCACTCTGTATCTGGGAGCATTCGACAAGGCTCCCACGGGAGCAAAAAATGACATCAGGTGAAATCGGTTTATTCTTGTTTATGTGTCTGGCCTGTATTTTATGGTCGATTGTGAGTTACACAATGGGCTACAAAGAAGGCCACAGAGAAGGCTATCAACGCGGCAAAGCAGTCGGCCGTCACATCTCAGCTCAGGCGGTGCGCTAATGGGATTCCTGGACAACTACGAAGCTGCTCGCGCTCGCACTGATCGCTGGCTGGCAACATATCCAACTGGTCGCATTGAAACAGAAATTATGGAGTTCAGCGCCGAAAAGGGCTACGTTCTAGTCAAGGCAACTGGCTACCGAAATGACGATGATTTATATCCAGCCGGCGTTGATTTCGCTTATGGCTATCAGGGCGCTTATGTTCAGAATATGAAACGCTGGTTCGTCGAAGATACAGTCACCAGCGCAATTCTTAGAGTTATGCAGCTCATTATGGGCGGTGCAGAGCGAACAGTGCGCGAGACTATGGAGCAGATCGAGAAGCTACCAGCAAAGGTTGCTAACACTGAGCCGGATTATTGGAACACTAAATTCGGAGACGTGCCATCGTTTAAGACACGTGAAGAGGCAGAAGAGGCAGGCATTTCGACTCTTGGAGTAGCTATCGACACCATCAAAGAGACACTGGGCGGCGTTCAAGTAGCTGCTGCGCCCTTGTGTTCTCATGGACATATGATCTGGCGAGAAGGTACATCAGCTAAAACGAATAAAGGCTGGGGCGGTTATATGTGCTCCGAGAAGGTCAAGGCAAAGCAGTGTCCGCCAGCCTGGTACATGCTCGGATCTGATGGACAGTGGAGGCCACAGGTATGACAAAGAATCGATTGATCCGAATTCTTGTCATTATCGAATGCATTCTTGTCCTGGCTCTTATTGTGGTGGCAACACGATGAGCCGCGTAACTGAAATGATTGACGTCGATTCAATGATTGGTCGAACTCTGATAGATGGCAAAATTGTCGCAGAATACAAAGTCGAAAACTGCGACAACTGCAAGCGCATTGAAATGCTTGATCGTGCCGGCTACCTCAAAGCCGTCGGAGGAGAGCCCGTATTGTGGCTCTGTATTCAATGCAGAAAATGACGATAAGCGCAGCTGATGAATGGGCTATCCATAAGCGAGCAGTCGATGTTGTGTTCTCATACAGTGGCCAACTCGGAACGACAATGCATTACAACTCAAAGCTGAATAATCACGAACAGGTAACGGAATACGCCGAATCTCTGGGAGCTGAAATGATTGTGGCCAGATACTTCGGCCTTGACTATGACATCAACCTATCGAACGGCAAGCGAGGAGCTGATGTAGGTCAAGGGCTAGAAGTGCGCTGGACGTCTTATGTCGGTGGCAATCTGATTGTGTATCCGAATGATCGTGAGACTGACATCGCGGTTCTGGTCGTTGGCAAGTCGCCGGTCTATCACATCGCCGGCTGGCTTCCAGTAGCCTTTGCTAGACGCAAGCGGTTTAAGAATCCGCGTCAGGATTCCTGGTGGGTCGATCAGGCCAATCTGAATCCTATTGAAACATTGGTCAGGAGCGAATATGCCACTGCTGCGATTTGATTGCTCAATCTGTAAGAAGCTCTATGGTGACGGGCGTAAAGAACACCTCATCACTAAAGGAGCCGAATTGACGATGCACGAATGGTTTGCTCAATGCTCAGGTTGTGGGGCATTCTCGGTCAAGCTAGTCGATGATTCGCTGGTGGCTGGCCTTGAATAGTTATCCACAGACTTATCCACAGGCACCTGTGGACGATGCAACACACCGGACTCAATCCTTGACAGAATGTCAGAATCCATCGCTATACTTAAAAGATAATAAGCTTTTAAAAATAAAGATAAATAAAAAGATAATAAAAATAAAGATTAAAAATAATAAAAACTTATTAGCCATTCCTATGTCAATTCTGATCTTGACAGTATCCACAACAACAGAAGCCAAAGCAGCTACACAAAGCGATTCATTCAAGCTCTATGCACATTCAAGGATAGTTAATGATGAGCAGTATCAATGCTTCTATAAGCTGATAAACAAAGAGAATCGTCAATGGAATCCTAAGGCACGCAACGGATCACATTACGGCATAGGCCAGATGCGTAATGAAACCTATAAGAATCTAGATGGCTATAAGCAGATTGACTGGACTCTTCGATACATCAAAGGACGCTACGGATCTATGTGCAACGCATGGAGATTCTTTCAGAAACACGGCTACCACTGATGCCAGCTAAGTCAGCAAGAGCTAACGGAGGCACTAGAGCCTGGTCAAAGATACGTGAGCGGATACTTATTAGAGACGGTTATCTCTGCCAATACTGTGGCAACGATGCAACGACTGTGGATCACGTGATTCCAATCAGCAAGGGCGGCACTGATGAGCCCGATAACCTCTTAGCAGCGTGCACACGATGCAATTACTCGAAAGGCAACCGAATGAGCCCGTTTTTTGGACAGGCAAGGACAC